CCGCCATGTTCTGCAGGCCATAGAGCCAGTCGCCGCCATACGAGATGCCGCGCAGCACGTTGTAAATCTGCACGGCAGGAAGGTGATCGCCGTCACCGCCCCATGTCGCGCGGCTGTTCCAGCGCTGCGAACCCGATCCACCAACCGTGGAATCTTTCGACGGGTCATAGAGCTTGATGCCACCCAGCTCGAACTTGAATTGAGGAAAGCCCGAGAACAGCCGGTCCTGCACGAGGGAGGTAACGACTGCATAGGCAACACCGGTGCCGACCCGCGTCGATTCATAGGGCCGCACCGCGGACGCGGCATGATTGACGCAAAGTTCGTCCGCTTCGGTCTGGGTGCCGTCGTGGAATCTGATCCACATGTACGGCTTGCCGGTAACCCCTTTGTATTCCTCGACGGGATGTCCCCGCACATTCGAGGAATCATCCCAATCAATCGTGCAAAAGGTATCGTTGGCCCAGAGACCGACGAGACCATCGGCGCCAGCTCGCAACGGCAAGTCGGACAGCGCTATAACCTGCGTCAGATAAGCGTTTGGCGTCTCACCGAACTTACCCCACGTATTTGCCCACACGAGCGACCCGGCTGTCACCCGCCAGCCGAGCGGGAATGAACGCGGTGTGTCCGCACCGGACTGCAGCTTGCCCTGCACCGAGAAGCCCGGTCCGGTCTGCTGGCCCTGCGGTGTCGATTGCTTGCCGGCAATGCTCTTGGCGAGCAAGTTCACGCCTATGCCGGCGGCGACCTGTAAGCCGAACGCCGTCGCACCGGCGACGAAGGTGAATGCCGCCGTTCCGGCCGCAAGACCAACACCCGTGGCGACTGCCACACCTATGCCAGTAAAAATCGGCATATCAGAGTTTCTTCAGAAAATGCGTCTCGGCAGCGGAATAACCGCGCCGCTCAAAGAGCTTGCCAACGCGAGGCACCTTCCCCATGCCGGCCATTCCGGCGTAACCGCAGCCGCGCCGGCGTGCCCATTCTTCATAAGTTTCGAGCATACCGTTGACCGTCGTCAGACCACCCCGGCTGCCTTCTTCGATCCACCATGCGGTGTCCTTTGCGATGCGCAACTGCGGCGCGAACGGATGCGCGAACAGCGCCGCCATCAGGAAGCCGTGCGCCTTGTCCTGCGGCGCATAGACGATTAGGCAGGCGTCCGGATGTGAGCGGTGCAGATCGAACAACATCGACATCTGCTCGTGCGACGGATCGAGCGGAATGATTCCATCCGGCCCAAACCCGGCCGACAAATTGGCTTTTGGCATCATCGCGATCACGTCGTCGCGATCATTTGGTGTTGCAAACCGGATTGTCACCCGCCGCGCGCCCTGCGCACCATCTCGGCCGGCGTCATGCCGGCAAGCGGATTGGCCGGGATCTTCCCGCGCCCCGCCTTGCCCCAGAAGAATTCCCAATCGCCGACCGAAGCGGTGTCCTGATAGAAATTATCGGTCGCGCTGCGCAACCGCTGCGACACGTCCGATCGGGTGTCCGGATTGTACCGCGTCATCTCCTGCGTATGAGAGACGCAAGTGAGGACAACGCCGCCCTCCTCGTTCTCGGCAGGCGTCGTGATCTCGATCTTGTCGACGAAGCCCGCGGACCGGCATTCTGCGGGAGCAACCATCAGCCGCGTCACCGAATCGAACAGGCCGCGGAATACTTGCACCGGCGCCTGTTTCGCATCATAGGTCCGCACCAGCGTGTTGACCCGATCGACCACCTGCGACAGCTTCACCGTCACGGTCTGGACGGTGATATTGGAGACCAGCGGGATATCGCTGATCTCGATCAGCCCGCCGGCGCCTTCGAAAATGCGCTCGTCTGCCGAGCCAGCGTCAGGGTCCATCACATCGCATGTGATCTGCCAGACATCCGACCAGTAATGATCCGAAACCGGGGTGCCCGTGTCGCGCGTACGCACTGTGATCGAAAAGAAATCACGCGCCACAAGACGACGCGCCGCAAGAGCGGCGAGGATTTCGGGAGGGAAAGATCGCATCAGCTACCGCGCCTCGATCGCCTGAAACGACACCGATCCGCGCCCGCCGAGATCGGCAGCAGTCGATATCGATCCCGGCACGATCGCCATGATGCAGGACGGCTTCTTCACCGACACCGCGGGCGGCGGCGACCCGCCCCCATCGACCCCGGTCCAGATGTGTGGCTGAACCTCGAACAGGCCAGTCAGACCCGACCCATCCGCAGTCGCCGCCTCCATCACGCGATGCAGGTCGGCATCACCGATCTGGATCATATCACCGACGGAGAGCACGAATCCTGCCGGCAACGCACCGACACGCACCGCCTTGCGGTTGGCGTCAACCGTATGGAGTTCGGCGGACACGCCATTGAAGGCCAGACCTGTCGGCCATGACCCCCGCGGGTAAAGGATCGGATAGGTCCGCGACAATGAATAGCCCCGGAACGTGATCATGCCGTTCTGCATGGCCTGCAGCCGTGCCCGCCAGTGGTCGAGCCCGTTTGGCCTCAGATCCTTGGATCGCGCAGCCATCCGCCAGAGCGAAGGGCCAAGGTCTTTGAGATAGGTCCGGCCGCCGGCCACACGCGACCGATCCTGCCGGAATTGCGGATCGAAGTCCGTGACCCATCCGGGAAAGTCGGACAGGATATCGAGCGGTTCGGTGAGAGCCATGACCTACCAGCGCTTCGAGCCGCGGGATTGCACGAGAGCTTTTACGCGAGGCTCGAAATCGGCCTGCTGCCGGGCAAGCGCCTGCTCAATACGAGCGACCGCGGCAACGTCAGCACCGCGCGCATCGATCACCGGAGCGAAGGTGATGCTCGCCCCGCCGCCCATCGAACGTACGACATCGTTCGGGACCACCTGCCCGGAGGCACCCGGAACGAACAATTCAGGACCGCGCTCGCCCACGACGTAGGCGGAGCCGCTACTGACCGATCCGCCTCCAGCACGTCCGCCGCCGAAACTGAAGGCGCCGGCGAGCGGGTTATAGATGCCGTTGCCGCTCCCTCCCATGCCGCCGCCGGTCAGCAAAGATGCGAAGTTGCTGATACCGGCCCGGATCAGAACCCGGCCGATATCGGCGATGATCGACGAAGCCATCTGGCGGAATGCTTCCGCAACCGTCTGCGTCCGGTTGCCGATATTGACGAGCGCATCTTCGAGACCACGGAGTCCCGTGACGGCGGCTTCCTGCAGGTTCTTATTCAGATCGCGCCCTTCGCGAATGAAACTGACCATCGGCCCGCGCGCATCCTCAGCCGCCTGGGCCGCCCGCGCATATGCATCCGCCACCTGCTGGATCTTGACGGCCTGCTCTGCCGTCACCTCGCCGTTATTGACTCCGGCGAGCGTGTTTGCCTGTTTCGCGACGGTTTCCAGCTCAGCCACAACGCGCGCTCGCTCGCGCGCAGCGGTGCCGAGATCGATCGCAGCGGTCTCGGCATCCAATGCAGCCGCCCGCCGTTCGATCGAATCCACCGCCGAGTCAAACCGATCCCGGGACGGAGCCGACGATGCCGTCTCCCTCGCCTTCGGCGCGCTGTCCGGCCGGCCGCGCGGCAACGGAACGCTTGACGATGGCGGCGGATAGTCCCCCTGGAAATCGGATGCGTACCGCTCGGCGTCATACCGCGCGAGTTCGCGATTGGCGTTGTTGAGTATGCCCTGGTAGCGGCTTCGCTGCGCAAAACCGAGATTAGGATCTTGCAGGCGCCGCTCCATTTCGGAGCGCTCTTCTTCATACTGCCGGATGGCCGCCGGCCGCCCCAGCGACTGCGCTACACCGGCCGCTTTTGCAATGAGGCCGACGATGTCCGCCCAAACGCTCTTGATCGTGAGCGCCGTGTCGACAAGGCCATCCCAAGCCGGCTTCAGGTTTTGCGCCAGCGTCTGATTTGCCTTCTGCAGTTCGCGATCGACATCCGCCGCGCGCTTGACGAGATCATCCGAGAAGATATCGCCACCGCGGACACCCTCGCGCTTCAGACGCTCCAGTTCCTGCCGGAAGTCAGAGATATTGATCTTCCCGAGCCGCAGATTGTCTTCGAACTTCTTGCCGAAGACCGTGCCCGCCAGGTCGAATGCGGCAAGCTCTTCGCCCTCGCGGCGCAACTGCTCGATCGCCTTGACCAGAGCAAGCACGCGGTCCGACTGATCACCTGCGTTGCGGAACGCATCCAGCGGCCCCTTGTCGCTTGCGACACCCGCAAGGAAGTATTCCTGCAGCTTTTGCAGCCCCGGGCTGACCCGATCGATCTTCTCTTTCGTTGCTTCGAACGCGCTCGACAGCGCCTGCTCGAGATCGGCGACCTCTACCTTCAGCTTCTTGGCTTCGCGCGTGAACGATTGAAAGAATTGCCCCGTGACGCCTGAGGCTCCCGCCTTGTTCGAAATCTCGACGAGTTGCTCGAGCTGCTCACGTGCCCCGAGGATCGCCCCAGCCATGACTACGCCGGCCGCTCCGACCGCAAGCTTGATGGCACTGAACGACGACACGATCTTGGCCGACGTACCGACCCAGCCGGCACCGTACCGCGACGCAGCAGCAAGGCCTACATCGCGCACGAAGCCGTTGTGTTGCTGGAACTGCTGGGCCACAATCCGCAGCGTCGTTCCGACATGGTTGGCCGCCTTTTCGCTTTGCTGGCGAAAGGATTCCATGTCGAGAGCAACCGGAATTTTTAGCGCAGGTGCCGGCATGCTTCGGACAACCCTCTTTTTGTTAGCAATGACCGCCAGCAGCTACGCGCAGCAATGGCCACCGAAGGGAACCGTTGAGGAGAAGATCGAAGCCTCGATGTTTCGTGACAACTGGAACTGCACCAAGGTCACGAAGATCGATTATGTCGGCCCCGATCACTTTGGGCAGGTTTATCGCGTCACTTGCGACGTTCACGACATCAAGGATCGCAAGACCACGATCCAGTATCGCGTGACCGAGAACACCGCGGCGAAGCCCGGCTACAAGATCGAGCCTTGGCGCTAGTGAAGCTTGGCGCGGCGATCTTCGCTCTCGTGTATTAGTTGATCGAATCTATCGTCACTCATGGGTTCAGGCTGGTCTGCAGCGCCATTGGCTCTGTTGTAGCCATCGACGGCGGCGGCGAGTTCCCAGAGCGTGAGTTCGTCGACATGTCGAGGGGTCCACTTGAAAGTGGCGCCGAGTCCGTAGACGGCTGAGCGGCGGAGACGTCCATCATCGCGGTAGATGCTGGGTCCTTGGCCTCCGCCGCCGGGCTTTTTCCCACTTCGTCATCGGGCACGCCGATCAGGACTGCCTCGAGGATCGTCTGTGCGAGGACAACGCTTGGCGCCAACCCTCCGGGGTGACCATGCACATGAAGGTCGATCGCCTTCTGCGCATCCTTTGCCGCCATTCCGCCACCGATCAGCCCAAGCCGGATCACCTCACGCACATCGTTGATGCGCCAGGTCCCGCCCACCAGCCGGCCGTAGATCTCGGCAATACCGGCGCCGCACTTGTCCTCGATGGCAAGCACGGTGCCGATCTTGGCGGCGCAGAAGTCATCTTCCCCGCCGGACCAGACGATCCGGCGGGTGCCGACTGCCGTCATGTGCTAACCCGCGATACGACGCCATCCGACACGAGAGCGACATTCATGTTGACGCGCTGGCCGCGCTCTCCGGTGATATTGAGCTCGGACAGGCGGAACATGCCTTCCCACGCTGTGGCACCAAGTTCGATCCGGCACTTCTTCGCCTCGCCGGATTCCCACCATTCCTCCCAAGTATCCTTGGACTGAGCCGCGACGACGCCTGCGCCGGAAATTGCGGCCTGATAAGAAATCACGTCGCGTCCAAGCCAGGTCGGGGCGTCCGGATCGTCGCAGTCGGGAATGTTCGTATCGTTCATGTTGGCCGTGCGCTGAAAGCCGCGCGACGTCAGCCCGCACGGATCGGCGAACTGCTCAGGGCTTCCGCCGTCCGAAAGCAGGACAAGAAATTCCGAAAACTTATTCGTTTGAGCCTGTGCCATCGCGGCCTCCTATTCAGGTTCAGTGAGAGCGCGGAAAACCGCGACGAAGTGCTTGGTGATCCCGTCAGGATCATCGAGGTATTGAAGCTGCTCCAACTCGAACACCACGAGCCGATGCCCCGTGACCGTCAGCTCGATTTCGTCCAGTGCCGCAACCACGGCGGCCCCGAGTTGCTTGATCTCGACCGATTGCGGGCCCTCCGCCCATCCGTGAACCGGATAACTCACCTCGGCGCCATCAACGCATGTCGCCTTGTCAGGGATGACCTGCGGCTGCCCCAGATTTACGTACGGCTTGGCCGCTCTCGTCGGAACGGCGTCAAAGACGCGACCCTCCACGATCGCGGAGACGGCGCCATTAGCCTTCAGCCGCGCGACGATCGCGGCCTGCATCGGCAAGGATGGATCGCTCATGCTCTTGCTATCGCGTCCGCAACTGCGCGCTCGATCTCGGCACGAACATCGTCGCGCCGCACCCGGTAGGTCGCGTAAAAGAATGGATAAGCCGGCTGCCGTTCTGTCCCGAATTCCTGCGCGAGTGCATAATCGAACGTCACTCCCGACCCCGCGCGCACTTCCTTGGTGGTCAGCGCACCGCCCGCCTCGACGAACAGCTCCAAGGATTTCTTGCCTCGCGTGACCCGAACGCTTTCCTTCAGCCTGCCCGTCTCACCTGTCGGTGCCGCGGCCCGGATATCGTCCGCGAGACCGTCGGCGATCCGGCGCAAATCCTTGGCAAACTCGCGCTGCACCTTTCCCGGAAGATCCTTGAACCAGGACTGCAGTTCAGCGCTCACGTCGCCACGCCCTTCTCGCACAGCATCTCCAGGACCCGGCCCTGCCTATGCGTAGCCTGCTCCGGATCGATGATGCTGCGGATATTGTAGACCTCGCCGGTCCGCTCATTTTTCACGCGCCAGGCTTCCGTGACCTGCCGCGTCTGAGCCGACACCCGCACCGTGATGTTCGCCAGATGCGTTCCCTGCAGTCGCGACGCGAGAACGCTTTCGCCGCCGAGCCTTGGCTTGATGTTCGCGGCCACCGTGAATTCAGGAGCATCCGGAAACTCACCTTCGGAATTGCCGTATCCATCCGATGTGGCGGCCCGCTGGTAGAAGCCGACACGGTCGCGCAAGTCACCGGCTTGCATCTGATATCTTCACCGAGGCTGGCGGTGCCGGCGGCCGGGTTCCATCCCAGCGCGACAAGTCGTTGAATCCACCCTTGTTCGGCCCATCGAGAACAATCGCATCGGTCCGCATCGCGGCCGCGTGACAGGCGCCCGTGATGCCATAGGTCTTGCCCGCCTTGTAGACGAGACGCACGTTGCGCTTCGCCTTCCAGACGAAATCCTTGGTGAATGTGGCCCTCGGCATTTCGCGGCAAACTCCACATTTCTGTTGACTTCCACATTTGTGTGGAGTATCCTATATTTATGAACGCACAAGAACTGAAACGGCTTCTCGCCAAGCAGGGCTGCATCTTCGAGACTAAGAAGGGCGGTTCCGGTCACCTCGTCGTACGGCGCGGTGATCGCCGCTCGGAGCTTCCGATGCACGGCTCGGCGAAAGAACTCGGAAAGGGCCTTGTGAACCGTATTCTCAAAGACCTTGGATTGAAGTGATGGTCAGATACCGCATCCAACTCGAACCCGACGACAACGACACGCTACTCGTCACTTGCCCTGACATTCCGGGCGTCGTCACCTATGGTGAAACCCGCGAGGCGGCGCTTACGCATGCGGTCGACGCGATCGAAACTTTCATCGCCAGCCTGATCGCCGACGGCGCCGATGTGCCACAGCCAAGTCCCGCGAAACGGCTCAAGGCCGACGAAGCGATCGTCACCCTCCCAGCCCTCACTTCGCTGAAGATTGAACTCTACTGGGCCATGCGCGCCGAAGGTTTCACCCGTGCGGAACTCATGCGCCGACTCAAATGGAACCGGGAATCGGTCGATCGCCTCTTTCGTATCGACCACGCCTCGAAGCTCGATCAGATCGAGGCAGCCTTTCAGGCGCTAGGCCGTTCGCTCACACTGAGTGTTGAGCAGGCGGCATAACGTCCCAGAACTGGTTGTGGCCGGGCCTGCGCTCATAGCGCACGGCGCGGCCGCACTTCCTGCAGATCGACTCGCTGCATCCGTAATGCATGTTGGCGACGCGCAGATCGTTCATCCCGTCCGACGAAAACAGCGACCAGTAATCTCCGGTGAACAGATTGCCGATTCGATGTTTCAGCCCGTAATCCATGCAGCACAGATAGACGTCGCCGTTCGGCAGCATGACGTTGTGGTCATAAAACGGGGTGAATGAACATCCGAGCGGCGTATCGTGCGATGGCGCGGCCTCGACCGGCTGGTCACCAATCTCATCCACATCGAGCACCCCTGCCCGCGCATTGCCGATCCATGGTGCCAGTGCATCCAGTTGCAGCGACTCGTGGACGCCGCCACCCCGATCCATCGTCATCACATCGACGAAGCGCAGCACATCCTTCAGCGCCAGGAACCGCGACAACCTCTCGCCGTAATCCCACGACGGCTTGAAACCCCGCATATTGCCGTTGCGATCCGGCAGGTGAAGCACCAGCGCCTCGACCTGGTCGGCATGACCGGTTAGCAGCGCGATCACCTCATCCGGATCCGTCATTCCGTACAGCGTAGTGTAGACGCTGACGTGAAACCCTGCCCCCAATGCCAGCGCCAGCATCCTTGTACAATCAGGATTGGCCCAAGGCTCGGCCATCCCTGAAAAGTCGACCCGAACGTAGGGCGGCAGCTTGGCCAGAACCCGGGCGAAGTCCTCGACCGCGAGATATTTCGGCGCCTTTCCGTAACTCGCTTTTAATGCGTCCTGCGGACAATAGGTGCACTTGAGCGGGCACCCCACCATGGTCGTTATTTCGAGGCAGGGCATCAGTGCGGCACCGGCCGCACGACGGTATCAAACACGCCCTTCAGACACGTCTCGCAGAGAAAGAAGTGACCACCCTTGCCATCCGGCAGATTGAATGCAGCGCTCCGATCAACACGATCATCATGCTCTTCAATCTCACAATGGAAATCTGATGCGGGATGTACCGCGCGGTGAGCCATCACGCCTCAGCTTTGACGATCGGGTCTATGAATAGACTTTTGAACTCTGCACGCTGCCCGACCGTCAGCCGTGGCATGACGGGCGTTATTACCTTAGCCCCAGAAGCAGGAACGAACATCTCAGGGCCACGCTCGCCAGTGAGGCAGAGGCGCGATCGATCCTCCGCCATCGCACGTTTCAGGCGCGCCAAAGCCGCAGTATCGGCGCCGCGAACATCGATAGCCGGTGCAAATCCCATCGTTGCAGCCCCGCCCGCCGCTATAACGGGAACAGCCGGAACAGCGCGAAGCGCTAAACGGAGGAAAGATCGACGGTTCATTGTACAGCCCCCACCTATGCTACTAGCTTATAGCGGCTTCGCTTTATGCCGATCGCGGGATCGCCACGCCAATGCGACGACACAATCTCTAGGTGGCCGTGACGAACACGAATGTGCGCGCGGACAAAATGAAGCGCGCGACTCCCCTTCAGCCAGATTTCCTGATCGGTGGCGTCAACCTTCGGCAACCCGACCTTCAGCTTAATTTCCGTCCACGCATGCAACGGGAAACTGCCAACACCGCGCCGAGACTGCGCAATCTTTCTCTGCAAACCAGAATGCGGCATATGAGTCGTGCGGCCTATCACTCGCGGCGCATTGATCATTGCGAGTATGCCGTACATGAGGATGGTGTAGCCCCTCACGACAGCAACATTCTTCGCCTCTATGACGGCGAGATGTCTTGACAGCGCATTACCGTCGCCACGCAGCTTCAAATAGCCGACAAAGTCGGAGGACAGAAATCGCCCCTCGCGGTTTAGATAGGCCCACCGAGCGGACGCTAACGTCCCGTCATCATGCTCGCACAACAGCACGCCTTCACGGTCACCATTTGCATACTGCCACTCAATCCACGTCTTCGGCGCCGGCAAGAACGCAAGCACATCGAGCGTGCGCCCCCTATCCGCCTCGGACTTTGCGATGTCGCCCGCGACATCCATAATCTCGGACACCTCGAAGCAATGTACATCGTCCATGCGATCCAACAGCCCACATTTATCCTCAAATGTGCGGCGCTTGGCGGGTAGCGTCAGCTCTTTGACTATGCAGTGAGCCAGCGGTGTCATTACGCAGCCTCCGAACCATGGCCGAGGCCGCCGTCCTTCAGGTGATGCATCGCATTTGCGGTGTCCTTGATCGCCTGCAGATGCGCGTCGAGATGATCTTGCTTGAACGTCGGGCAGGTCTTCAGCCGGTTGATGATGTCTCCTGCCCGCTTGAGGTCCCACAGGTTTCGAATGGGAGCATAAGTATTCGGCAAAGGGGCGAATGGAGCGGCAGACATAACGATCCGCTCAACACGCTCTTCCTGAGCCTGCCTGGTGATGTTCTCGCGGCGGCGAGCGGCCATTTCTTCGTCGCTGGGCGTATCGATCCAGCGAATGAACCTGCGGATGTATCGATGCAGTAACCGTTTCATGGTTTCATCTCCATCAGGCGCCCGGCCAGCCACGCCCGGCGCGAACACAGGGGATGCGAGATCGCATCACCGGGGCCTGATGAAGCCTCGATGTCTCTCTCGCGCTTATCCTCGTGGCTGCGAGGAATCGGCTTGTTCATTCAAAATGCCAGACCAGCTACGATCACCGGCCGCAAGCGCAAGCACCGCTACGAGCTCGCAACGCCGCCAACGGTTCGTACCGGGACCGACCTTCAGCGGCGGCGGGAAGCGACCCGCCTTGATTCCGCGCCAAAGTGTAGAGCGGTGGATGGGTGTGCTTTCGCCGCCGATAATCCGGCAGGCCGCAACCTCATCCACAAGATCGTATCGAGCCTCTAACTGTGACATAACCGCACTCCTCGTCTAAAGTTGACGCAAGGAGCATCGTGCAAGGCCGCCGCCGAAAAGTCGTAGGACACAACGAAGCGCCC